TATTTTACCAATCCATGCTTGCAGACGAAGAACTTGACGGAGTGTCAAATCCTAGGTAGTATGCCTCTTGCTCAGCATACGGTACCTTGCTAAGAGCAGACTCTAGTGGGAATGGACGGATGTCCTTCCAGTCGAATGGCTCCTTGTCTGGTGTAGATGGAATGAGGGTATAGCTAGTTTCGGTACCCTGACCGTTACGCTTTACCTTCCAGGTAAGGTTTGAGATGCTACCAGTGTCGATAGCGTACTCACGAATGGTGTTGAAAGCAGACTGCTTGCTAACACCCATTGACCAAATTGCTACATATGGGTCCTCTAGACCATCGTCTACTAGAACGTTGCAGTAGAAACGCATACGTGCTCGCCAACCAGCCTTAGGGTCCTTGCGGTGCATCTCTTCTGCCCAGTCACGGCCCTCAGTGTCCATGGTGTCTACAGCCTTGCGACGGTAGTCCTTTGGATTGGTGTGCTCCTTAACAACTAGAGCAAGTCCACGCTCTTCAGAATAGCTTGGGCTATCCTCGTCCAGCTCCTCAATGAAGCGGATCTTTACTGACTGACCGTCAGCAAGCTTTAGCCAACGAACCTTGGCCTTGGTTTCATCATACTTTGGCTTATCAAGTAGTGCATTGATATTCTTTAGCCCTTTTACAACTCCCATAATATTCTCCTTTATACTTTGTTTATATTTTGGTTTTTTAGTTTAGCATGGCAGCAATAGATTTGTCAAACGATTGGTCCAAAGATTTTATCGCTGTGTCGTCCATGTCGCCAATATCTTTATATTGTTTATCTAGTTTAATAACAGTAACACGAGATCCAAGACGTTCAATAATCTTGTCCTTCATATTACCGCCTGCTTCATCATTGTCTGCAATAACGATAATGTTATTGAAGTATTTTTTGAGTAGGTCTGTTTGGTAGCTGGATACGTTTGCACCCAGTGTGGCTACCGCTGGAAATCCGCATTGGTCTAGTCTAATAGCATCAAACGATGACTCTACAATGTAGATACTATTAGATGACTTTACCCTGTGCAGATTAAATAAAACTTTGCTCTTTGGCAGTCCTGGAGTATTCTTAAAGTCTTTACCCTCTACAGATCTGCCAACAAATCCAACCTCAATGCCGTCTGGCGAGTGCACTGGAATTGTTACCATGTCTTGCTTTTCAGAATACCCTAGCTTAAACTTTTGTACTGACTCTGGAGTAATCTGTCTCTTAGAATAGTAAGACATTGCTCTACTAGAGTCCAGAGCCTGAGTGTTAAGCCTATCAATCATGGCTTTGTCGTATTGAGTGTAGTCTGGCTTTACCACTAGCTGCTTTGAGACTGAGTCAATAAGAGATGACTCTTGCTCCTTGCTTTTGATATACCTGGCAGACTCAAAGTATGTTCTACCAGTAGTGTGCATCATTAGTTCGATAAGATCACAGACATGGTGGCACGAGAAGCAAAAGAAAAGACCAGTGGACTTGTCAACCTCGCCTGCTGGCGTACGGTGGTTACCGTGAAATGGGCAAAATAGTATGTAGTCAGAGTCTACCTCAGACTCAATACTTAGACCTGCTCCTTCGAGAACTCTTCTAATTTGTTCTGCGGTGTAAAGATTGGTCTTGTTTCGTCTACTCCTGATATCCATTCGCTCTTTTTCTTTCCTACGTATACTCCATAAATACTTAATTCAAATTCAAAATATTGGCACTGTTCATTATATTTTAGCGTAAAGTCTGGGTTAATGTCAAATCTTGGTGCATATCCAGTCAGTCTCATTTCTGTCATTAGAAGTCTGGTGTACTCTGCTTTTAAACGAGCAAAAGCTGAGTCGTCATGAATATTGCCACTAAGGCCAAACCTTTTGATAGGCTTGTGATGCAAATTTAACATATAACATTATAACTACTTATCTTCAAAGTCCTTGTAGTGGTACCAGCCTTTATCAAAGTCTACCTGGACCAAGAAGTCTCCCATAAAACCATTACGGTTCTTTCGGAATACACATTCAATAATGTCAGAGTTTGTGCCACGTCCTAGAGCTAGCACCCAGTCAGCATCGTAGGCGATCTGACGGGACCAAGCAGTCTGACCTAGTGTAGGTACAGTATCTAGCTTTGTAACGTCATCTGGCGTTGCTGAGGAGATAGCAATGATAGGAACTTCTTCTCCAATTGCCATAAGCTTTAGCTCACGAGATAGGTTCTTCATACGTACCGTCTCGTTGTCTGCTTTTTGGTTTGGAGACATGAGCTGCAAGTAGTCAACTACAACGAAGTCAGGCTTATACTGATCAATCTTTCCACGCAGTACGGATGGAGTAATATCTCCACCAGTATCATTAGAAATAATGTGGAACTCTGGCTTACCCTTAAGAGTCTTTTCGTGCCAACGCTTTAGGTCCTCAATATCCATCTGACCATTAGAAAGCTTTCTGTGTGACCAAAGACCCTCACCCATGATTGCAAAGACACGGTTACGAACTTCTGTCTCGCTCATCTCAAGGCTGATAACCATTGGAGACTTGCCCTGCTTCCATGCCTGTACAGCAAAGTATAGCGACAGCCAAGACTTACCAATACCTGGATAGGCAAGCATAACACCAAGCTGTCCTGGCATAATGCCAGCAGGAAGATAGTTGTCAAATCCTGGTAGACCAGTCTTAATGCCAATAGTTCCTAGCTCTTGCTGCTTCTGAACGTGCTCATAGTAAGCAACTGCAGACTCTAGATCTGTAACGTCAATGTCCCTAATTACAGAGGTGTTCTTCTTTAGCTCAGATGTCTTTGTAATTAGTGACTCAAGGACCTGAACACCTTTTCCATTCTGCACATCAGTAGCTGCAGAAACTAGAATCTCCTTTAGGCTATCTTCTAGATATGATGCCTGAAGTTCTTCTAGGTGATGCTTAGTAGCACCAATACCAGAAACGGGAGAGAAATCCCTAAACTTTTCGACAACCAGAGATGTTGGTGGAACAGATCCATTAAGCTCTGCATACTTGCGAATGAATTGCCAAATGTCTCCATGGGTTCTTAGCAGTGACTCAACGTTTGCTTGTAGCAAAACGTGAAGCTGCTTGTCTTCCAATACCGCAGATATAATTCTATCTTCTACGTTAGTCACTTAGCCACTCTCTTGCTTTCTTTCTTCGCTCTAGTCTTTCAATACTGTCGTCTTCTAAACGACCCTTTGACTCAATCAGGTTGTCAATTTGGTTTGCAAAATTCTTCCATGTAGGAGATGGGTGAACATCAAAATAGTATTCCAACATCTCATAACACTTGTGCAAACCAAATGAGTCTATGATTGCATCAGCTGCCCAGGCTTCCGCCCAGCGATTTAAATTTGGCTTTACATTGTACTTGAACTTGTAATGCTTTTCAAACTTACTTAGCAAAGCCATTTGGTCTTTGCGGTCAGCCATTTACTTTGCCTCTACCTCAGCAGATGCTTCCTTGACCTTATCAGCAAGCTTGTCCTCAACAAACTTGTACACACGCTCAAATGCGTCATTAGTGTTTTCACCCTCACGCTTATTGTCTGATACCTCAAGATCAATACGCAGTGACTGGAAGTTGCCTAGATTAAGAGTATAGCCTAGTGCTACACGTACCTTAGTGTCTTCGTTATTCATACCCGTTTTCTTTCTGTTAAATTGATTCAGACCATACTGGAATGAATCGACCGTCTTCGGTCCTTGTATAAGTCAGTATACCATCACCCATACGCCGTGTCAACTCTTGTGGCGAAGGTGTTATATCATTTGTAATTAGCTTGTCCTTACGGGGTCTTCCCATATGGTAGGAAGCTAGTATATCACGAATGTCACGAACTTGCGACTCCGAATAATAACTTCTTACCTGCCATCCAGTTGCCCCACCCTTCTGAGATCCTGTTGGATGTGGAATTATACCACGCTTCATTAAGTTTGGCAAGTACTTCTTGTGCCTATTTACTAACTGTGCCGTCTCTCCTACGGTGTAGGCTCTCTCACGATTTCTTTTAAAGTCAGAAATTAGACAGCTCTCAAGCTGATCTTTTGTGATGTTATAGACAGACATAATGCCGTTAGATTTATTTAGATGATGCACTCTTACAAGGTCGCCATTCAAAAACCAAACCTTCTTGCTACCAGGAATTACTGGTGCGTCATTATAGGACTTCATGTCTACTAGAGCCATAGTATATCCTAGTTTGGTACACCTACAGCGATTAGGTTAATGCCTACAGATGCAGTACCGCTTGTTCCAAACTTGACAACGCCTTCTACACGAGCAGTTGTAATAAGCTTGATAATGATTGACACATCACTACCTGCCTCTGTTCCTGAAATGTTTACTGGAGTTGCAGTTACGATTGGAGGATACTTAAAGTCAGCACCTGGAAAGTTGTATGAAAAGTCAACAGACGATCCTGCAGTTACATTGCTATTAGGTGCAAGCTGCTGGTACCCACCAATAATCCTGCTGTCTGTAATCTTAACATCTTGCCTACCAACATTAGCTGCTGGAGTCTCAATAGATACAAACTTGTTTGCTGAATAAGCAGACTGCAGCGATAGCTGATTGACAGCATTAGCTAGCTGATAGATATACGTTAGGTCTAAAGGTTGACCACGCTCTGGTACTGGAATGTTTGCCATATTTTTCTCCTAAGACATTATACCAGAGGAATCACTTCTGATTCATAGATTTTAATAGATTCGTTAACCTGCTTGTCCATGCTTTCTACCTGGATCAAAAACTTAAACGAAGTTGTTCCCTGACTAATGAGTGAATAGTTAGTTGTGCTAGATCTACCGTGGTAAAAGTAATTACCAGAGTCAAACTTTACAAACACATCATACCCAGCTCTTGGCTCAGGGTCACTCCAGACTATGGAGATTACTCGTCCAGAAACAGATGCATCTGCATCCACCTCAGTTACGTCATTACCCTGAACTAAAAACATTGGTGACCACTGAGAGTATCTGTTTTTGTCATCTGAAACTATTCTATATCTAACAATATATTCATTATTAGAATTTACTGCAGGAAGATCTTGGCTAGATACAACTACGTTCTTAATTCCTGGGGTAGCCACTACTCAACCCCCACAGAAATCCTAAACTCGATAAAGTTAGAAGTGTTTGAAAGCTTAACAATTGGCAAAGCACCGTCATTCTTCAACACAGAATATCCTGTCAAGCCATACAGTGGATTGTTTGTAGTTAGATTTTCTAGCCTCATTGCATCTAGAGCAACATAGAAATCACCTGATGCCTGTCCGTCAACTTCAACATAGGCATAGACTCTTACGGTTGTTATAACGTCCCAGTTAAACCCTGCAGTGTAAGCAAGCTCTTGTAGCTGCTTTGATACTACAAAGTATCTGTTGCTAGAAAAGTCAACAGTCTGATCTCCGTCTCCAGAGAATCCTTCATTATCTAAATTTACAGAAAACTTTGCATGCTCTCCAGACGAGGATGTGTCAGAAGAAGAAAACTCTACCAGAATCTTTACGTTGTCTGGAGCAACATCTACAGTAGGGTCTTTGCTGATAACTGAAAACGCTAACCTAAGCTCATCTGTTGGAGAATTCTTGTTGAAGTTAAACGATGCATTGGTAATGTGAATGTGGTTTCCAGAGTCAACACTGAGAGATCCATCTAAATTCTTAGATAGGACAGAGTCGTCTCCAGCAATCATAACAATATTGTTTAGGAACCTGCATCGCTCATTACGACCAACCCTTGTCGTGTTTGTAAAGGTTCTGTTGTCAGCATTTGTGTGAAAGACTGGTGTTTCAACTAGCTGACCATTTACAAAGTACTCTCCAGTAATTATGTTGTCGTTATCAGAATCTAGCGGTGAGTATACGGTTGGTACCTCTTTCACACCAGTGTTAGTGTGATACTCCCACCCCTCTGTCTGAGTAAACGAATAAACACTTTTGCTGTCAAATGCACCTGCTGATGGGTTAGATCCAGCAGAGAATACACCAACCTCTGTGATTTCGTATCGTTCTTCAGTTGGCAACTCAGCAGTAAGCACTAGCTTAACGTTGCCACCCTCATTAACGTATCCTTTAGAAATAATTGGGACACGGAACATCTCAAAGTCTAGAGCATTCTTCGCAGAATATTCTGCAATCTGCTCTGGGGTAAAGCCAGGCTCCTCGCTATTCAATGCCTGAGGTCCACAGCCAACGGCAATGTAGGAGGCATAGGCTGGTGCCTGCCCAATCAAATACTTGGCAAGAATGCCTTTTCCAGTGTTAGTAATCATAATATCCTAATATATTGTATCATCTAGAACGCTTGCTGTGGTCATTATCTGT